TGTTAATGGTGAACCAATGACCAACCCTACGCACTCAGTCGTGGCAGCTGAGCAAGCAAAAAGGATCTGTGAGCAATACAAGCTGCAGGGTCACTACTCGATCAACATGCTGTTTATGATCGATTGTGAGCGCAAAGCAAAAGAAGAGGCCACTGGTTATGAGGCATGAGGATTACATGAGACAAATGGAAGAAGGCTCAGTGCATAGCCCTGACCACTATACCCAGACAAACATGGAATGCAAAGAAGCTATCGAAGGCATGCTGGGTGACCATGTAGTGCATGCCTGGCGAGCTAACATACTGAAATACATTTGGCGCTACCAGGACAAGGGCGGCATCCAGGATCTTGAGAAAGCTCAAGTGTATCTCGGGTTCCTGATTAAGTACGAAAAGGACAATGAGACATGGCGATAGACAGCTTAACTGAATACCAAAAGAAAGCTGCAAGCACCGCCATCTACTCAATCAATCAACAGATCAACTACCCAGCTCTCGGCTTAGCCGGCGAGGTTGGTGAGGTGTGCAATAAGCTAAAGAAACTAATACGTGATGACATCACCCTGGATGACATCCGTGACGACTTGAAAAGCGAGCTGGGCGACTGCCTCTGGTACCTCGCTGTCCTGGCAAGAGACCTGGAGCTCAGCCTGGATGAGATCGCAGAACAAAACCTACAGAAACTAGCAGAGAGAAAGCAGCGAGGGACGCTGCATGGATCGGGAGATAACAGATGAATAATATGATAAAGCACAACCAGCATTACGGCATGACACTACCGTTGTCCGACGAGATCGACCGGCAGAAGTATCGCCAGGTCGGTGAGGACTTTTACAGCAAGGTAGTCCGTATTGCAGATGCTTTAAAAGACACACCGGAACACTTCGAGGACTTTAAGGACGCCATGCGTCACATGCGGTTCCTACCAGCTGGCCGTGTACAGAATGCCATGGGCGCTGCCCGGCAGACTACAGCATACAACTGCTTTGTCAGCGGCATCATCGAAGACAGCATGGACGTTATCATGCAGCGAGCCGCAGAGGCAGCTGAGACCATGCGCCGGGGCGGTGGTATTGGTTATGACTTTAGCCGGCTGCGGCCACGTGGTGAGCTGATCAAGAGCCTCGATAGCAAGGCGTCAGGCGCTGTTAGTTTCATGGGTATCTTTGATGCCGTGTGTCAGACTATCGCCAGCAGCGGTCATCGTAGAGGCGCCCAGATGGGTGTGCTACGTGTGGATCACCCTGACATCGAGCAGTTCATCACCGCCAAGCATGACAGTACAACCCTAACAGGTTTCAACATCTCTGTGGGTATCACGGATGAGTTTATGAATTACCTTGATGCCGGCAAGCCTTTCCCATTGCGCTTCGAAGGCAAGGTGTACAAAGAGGTAGACCCGGCCGCCTTGTGGGACATGATCATGCGAAGCACGTATGACTGGGCTGAGCCTGGCGTAGTATTCCTGGATCGCATGAATGAGATGAATAACTTGTGGTACTGCGAGACCCTCGAAGCCACTAATCCATGTGCCGAACAGCCTCTGCCACCTTATGGTGCTTGCTTGCTAGGTAGCTTCAACCTCACTAAGTACGTGGACGACAGATCATTTGATTGGGATCAGTATAAGGCTGACATACACACCGTAGTGAGAGCCATGGACAACGTGGTTGACCGCACGAGCTACCCACTGCCAGAGCAGAAGAGTGAAGCAGAGAACAAGCGCCGCATGGGGCTAGGTGTCACTGGTATGGCTAATGCAGGTGAGCTGTTAGGCTACCCATACGCTACACCGACGTTCATGGAGTGGGCTGAGAAGGCACTCAAGATGCTGCGTGATGAGTGTTACACAGCGTCAGCGCTGCTCGCCCAGGAGAAGGGTGCATTCCCTCTGTATGACAAGGACAAGTATACCCAGGGCAGGTTCTTCAAGACACTACCAAAGAAGGTACGTGAGCTGATCGAAGAGCATGGTTTACGCAACAGCCATCTGACTAGCATTGCACCAACCGGCACCATCAGCCTGACTGCAGACAACGTCAGCTCAGGCATCGAGCCACCATACAGCCTGTACTATGACCGTACCATCCAGCAGTTCGATGGTCACCAGATCGAGCGTGTTGAAGACTACGCATACAACCAGGGTGTCAGTGGACGTACAGCCAATGAGATCACTGCAGATGAACATGTTGATGTCTTATGCCTGGCATCAAGATATGTGGACAGTGCAGTAAGTAAGACATGCAACGTGGGTGATGATGTGACCTACGATGAGTTTAAGCAGCTGTACTACAAAGCCTGGAAGGGTGGCTGCAAAGGGATTACTACCTTTCGTGCGTCTGGCAAGAGATTCGGCATCCTCAATGAGGTAAAGCCAGACAAGGAAGAGCCAAAGGCTGAGGCATGCTTCATCGATCCTGACACAGGACAGAAGAGCTGTGAGTAATGTCTTACCATGACATAAGCAAAGGACTGCCAGTGTGTGACAAGTGCAAGACTAATGATGCATTTGTCTACTCTGGTGGTGTGTTTGTATGTAGTGAATGTGGTGTACGTGAGCTGCAGAAGCAGCAGAAGACTAACCCTCACATCAGACCATGGTTAGAGGCACCACGTGGCACTGAGCACTGACTCATAACCAAAGCTAGGTGGGTGGGTGGCAAACCTGGGAAGCTAATAAGGTTACAATTAGTCTCTCCCAGGCTTACCATAAGTTTCAAGGCTACTTGTGTTCCCCCATTAGAGAGAGTGGTCTCACAAGACTGCTTGAGCTCATAAGATACCACAGTACAACAGTTACTAATAGTCTATTAGTTGTAAGTGATTGGATTACTTTGGTTGCTGACTACGGACAACCACCAGTCAGCATGGGTAACCAGGACAGAACACTGGACACAGTGGATGACCAGGGATGACTAAGGATGACTAAGGTCATCGAAGGATGACTAAGGTCATCGAAGGATGACTAAGGTCATCGAAGGATGACTAAGGTGGACTGTGGTGACTAAGTCCCGATTTGTATTAAAGACTAATGACCCACCACGGATAATGTTCACTAATGTCCCTAATGTCTGTGAGCTGGTTGGTGTTTTGTATTGCTGATTACCAGTCAGCATGACGCAGGTATCCAGCGATTACAGCATGTTACCATGACATGGCCATGAAACCTGGTACCATACGCTGCAAAACGACCCCCCATGGGTCAACAACAAGGTCAATTTCAAAAAGAGGCTAAAGGTCTGCTTGTTGTTGTTGTTGTCAGACCCTCGTTAAACCAGCGCCACATTTGAACAACATATCACATATAGATACAGAAGAGACACAAAGATGGCTTTAGAAACAGGCGTCAACTACATCAGTGATCTGGTGTCTACCAACCCAGCGTCAACTGACGGTCTCGCGCAAGCTGACGACCACCTACGCATCATCAAGTCTGCCATCCTAGGTACTTTCCCTAGCGTAACAAACGCAGTTACAAGCACCCACACTGAGTTAAACATAGTCGATGGCGATACTGCAGCAACAGCAACCACCCTGGTGGATGCCGACCGTGTCGTGGTGAATGACGATGGTACCATGGTGCAAGCAGCCATGTCCGATGTAGCCACCTACATGAATACCAAGGTTACCACAGTCAATGGTCTTACGTACCCAGCTGCAGACGGCAACGCCGGCGATGCGATAACCACAGACGGCGCAGGTACGCTATCGTTCGCTCCTGTTGTGAGCTTCCTGTCAGGCATGATCATACCATACGCTGGCTCTACAGCCCCATCTGGATGGCTTTTGTGTGATGGTGCCTCGTACCCCACAGCAACCTACGCTGACCTATACACAGCCATCGCTAACGCTTATGGCGGCGACAGCAGCGACTTCAATGTACCAGACTTACGTGGCCGTGTGATCGCCGGTAAAGATGACATGGGCGGCACTAGCGCAGACCGTCTGACCAACCAGTCCGGTGGTCTCGATGGTGATACCCTGGGTGCCACCGGCGGTTCAGAAACGCACACTCTTGTTGAAGCGGAACTAGCGGCGCACACGCACAGTGTACCAGCAGGTGGTGCTACTGGTTCAAACTACGCACTTGGCGGTCCGGCAGGATCATTCTCAGGCGCACAAACCACAGGTTCGGCTGGCGGCGATACTGCACATAACAACGTACAGCCAACCATAGTCCTAAACTACCTTATAAAGACGTAAAGCCATGGCTATTATACCACTGAGAGACCTGGGCGGCGCAGGTGTAATTACGGACGTAGCCCCATACAATCTACCTACCACTGGTTTCGACAAAGCATTTAATGTGCGTTTCGATGAGGGTAGAGTGAGCCGAGCGCCAGTCTTCCGAAAGATTAAAGATAGTCTCGGTTTCACACCTAGGTTTGCTTATGGGATCGTCCCGGCATCCGGCTTTGATACTGTACTCATGCTTTCTGATGACTGGCAGCTGCAAGAGTACGCAAACAACAACGTAACTAATGTCAGCGGTACCATCACCGGATCGAGTGACCCCCGGCCATTCACAGGTACATCCCTGGCTGATGTGACGTACATTAACAGACAAGACCGCGTACCAGTCCAGCGCAAACCCAGTGCCACCACATTTAGTGACCTGCCGAACTGGGATAGCACATGGCGCTGCGCAGCGCTGCGTTCCTATGGTGACCAGCTGGTGGCACTTAATATGACAGAGGGATCTAATGCATTCCCAACCAGGGTCAGGTTCAGTGACATTACATTGGCCAATGATTACCCTGGCAGCTGGGACGCCACAGATGCGACAACCAGCGCCGGCTTCAATGACCTAGTGCAGATACCAACAGAGATCAGAGATGGCCTCACACTAGGTTCTAACTTTATTATTTACTCTTCAGACCAAACCTGGCGCATGGAGATTGTTGGCGGCACGATTATATATAACTTCAGAAAA